TGATACGGATCCAAGATCACAGACACAATTTTCTTCAGAAAATTTTGAATTTTGTGTAAAATCATATGTAGAAAGTTTTATTAATTTATTTGCAGCGCCTGTCTCTGATCTATTTTCTAAACAAGTCGATACTGCCTCTATGGCAACAAATGCAATTAATGCTGCACGAACCATTGCTACAAATATGTACGATTCATTTGTAAAATACATAGGAAAATTTTTTAGTAAATTTAGCGGCGCGATTTTTGAAATGAATCGTATTATTCAATACATTGGTATGGCATTTCAACGAGTAAATGGTGTAGTTATGTCAATGTTATATTCTGCTATTACCGTTTTTCGTGGAATGATTAATTCAATTCAATTTGTTATCCGTGTTGTTATGATTATCTGTGCCATTATGTTAATTATTATTATTATTCTATTTTTCATTCTATTTCCTGTTATGCCTATTATTTTAGCAACATTGGGTGTTATTATTACGACGGTTCTTATTATGTCAGGAATCTTGAAAGGATCGCTCACCACTGAGGCAGAAGAGCAGCGGAGTGGATTCTGTTTTTCAGAAGATACGATGATTCTTGTACGCGTTGATGGCAAAGATGTGAAGAAAGCAGTCCAGGACATACGCATTGGCGATGAATTAGGGAAGAACTGTGGCAAGGTATCCGCATTGATTGATATGGATGGTTCAAACGTTAAACTAAATAATATAGATGGAATTTATGTCTCTGACTCACATTTAGTATTAGGAATAGATAATGTTTGGAAGGAGGTATCAACTGATGAACGTGCTGTTCCAACGATAAAGACGTCTCGTATTGTATACTGTTTTAATACAACATCAAATTGTATTCCGGTATGCGGAGAAAACGATGTACTATTCTTTAGAGATTGGGAAGAAATTGATAATGATGATGAAGAGGTGCAGACTCTATGGAATGAAATGATTCTATCTATGTTAAATCCTGATAAGGATGTATCTGACATTCAGAAGTCATGTGATGTAGCATTAATGAGTAAGGATACATTGGTAAAAACAAGTAAAGGATATCAGCGTATAAGTGATATAGCAGTAATAGGAAATACAGTTCTCGATAGGGATGGTAAGGAACAAGTAATTCGTGGTGTCATTCGTGCAGAAGTGGAGGGGCAGAAGGAGCAGAATACATGGCATACGGAATTATATGAAGAGCATGATGGTGTGTGGACAAAAGGAAATTCAACGGTTGTACATGGTGTGGATAATATTCAAGGAATGACATTGATTATAGAGAATGGAGAAATTATCATATGGGATGAAATAAATAAAAAGGATAAAATCATACGAGACTTTACGGAAGTTGGATATCGTTCTATTCATGAGACGTATTCATTTGTAGCTACCAGACTCCGGATGACAAAGACTATCAAAGCGGGTGATAAGAAATCTAATATGTAATAAGTAGAATGAAAACAGGCTTTCTAATTACTGGATTAGTATTGTTATTAATTGCTAATTTATTGATGGTATATTCCAATCGATATGGTTCAGATGAAGGATTTGCGAGTTATTTTCTTGAAAATGCTGGATCTCTCTCCGCAAAGGCGATTGGACCATTTGATAATGTCCGCATTACGCCATCAAATGGCGTAAGTTCATGGCGTGATACCGATCCAAATGAGCCGCTTCTAGGGCCAGAGTTCAAGCCCGGCCCTGATAGTCTCTTTATCTTTAAGAACAACCAGGCAAAGCCCGAATGCTGCTCATCCACCTATAGCTCTGATATGGGATGTGTATGTACCACACCTCAGCAGAGAAAATACATTAATACCCGTGGAGGAAATCGTACGGTAGATGATGGTGTATAAATGATAGGATACTTCGTTTTTGTTATTTTATTTATTATGATGATGAATTAAATTTTTATTATCATAATCAATAGTTTCTTCTAATAGAATGAGTGTATTGAATAAGCTCTCTAATAAACCCATTCCTAACAATAGTTCATTTACGAACGCAACTGTAAAGAATAACAGTATAAAAAACATTTCACAATCATTTGCCTTACCTGAAAGTATTACAGGACCCATTAATGAATCATTCAATAGTGCTTTTGAAAATAGTGAATCACCATTTTTATCAGCCACTGTCGTTATTTCATTAGGTCTTTTAATTTTAGCACTTATTCTTATTGTTATATTTCGTGAACAAATTGCGATAGCAATGGAATTAGCATGGCGTAAAATAAAGGACCTTTTTTCGCCACCACCGCCACCACCACCGCCCACTATTGTACCAGATGAACCTGCATCTCCTGCACCCACTCCCACTCCTGCTCAGACATCTACCATTGTAGAAAAGATCCTACCTGGAAAGAAAGAAGTATTTAATATTGTACAGGACAAATATACCTATTCTGATGCAGAGCCCTTATGCAAAGCATTTGGTGCAGAATTAGCAACATATGACCAGGTAAAGGAGGCATGGGGTAAGGGTGCAGATTGGTGTAATTATGGATGGGTAAAGGGTCAAGCAGCAGTATATCCTACACAGGAGGAAACCTATAAGAAATTACAGGCTGGTCCTGAAGGACAGAGAGGTTCATGTGGTATTCCAGGAATTAATGGAGGGTATTTCGACAATCCTGAATTGCGTTTTGGTGTGAATTGCTATGGTACGAAACCAACTGAAACTGATGCCGACATTCGTATGAGAACCGCTGATTCAGGTAGTATGACACAAGATGTCATTGAATATGACAAGAAAGTGAGAAATTTTAAGAAGGAGCGAACTCAAATCCCAGTTGCCCCATTCGCAAAGGATTCATGGTCTTCCTAAATCATACAAATCGTATATGATTATAAATATAATCATACAAATTGTATATGATTATAAATATAGTTGTAATATATTTATAATGATATTATATAATGCACTAAATGCAATAAATGCAATAAATGTTATTATAATATCGCTTTGGGTTCGGTCGATCCACCAACCATACCCGATTGTTTAAGTGATTTAGCAATAGAATATCCGCGATTTGCCCTGATAAAAAGCATAATATCTTTGGTTTCATCTTTGCCACCACGTTGTTTATAATATCCACTAATGAGTTCTTCCATGCGGGTAAGAGATAGTTGATTTGGCTCACGTTTTGTTATAATACGAATTTGCCCTCCATTGATTTGGATAATAGCATTTTCAATATTACGTTGTCGAAGTGTAGTAATAATATTATTTTCATAGTCATCTCTAATTTTGCGAGCAGCACCAAATTGTTTGAAAAATGAAGATGCTAAATTACTATAATGTAGCCAGTGTCGTACATATGTACCAATACCGGGATCGCTCATTATTTCTATGAATGATATTGTTAATTTAACTACATAAAATAACATGTATTTTGCTAATACGTTTTATCGCAAAAAGGGCATAAGGATACCTTATTACGATTAATTAATAACAGTACAAAGGTTGAAATGACGAGAATTAAAATGACAGAGAAGACACAAATAGCAATCATCATATAAGGAAAACAACGTTCCATGATAAATTGTAGAAAAGGTTCAATAACAAGTTGTTGTATATAGTTTTTCGTATCAGAGCTGGATAAGGAAAGTGCAAATTGGTCAATCCAGCCCTTTAGAAGATGGGCAAATTTCTCTTTATCCTTTGTCCGGTCTAACCCCATTTTGTTAGTGTGGTGAAATTATCTAATCTCTTCTAATCGCTGTGTTCAGAGAAATGCCAACCTTTCACCCACCTGTTTATTCAAAACATACAGATAATCCAAATGGAACGGTCGAGTCATGTTATACATTTACAATTGACTTTTCAAATGAAGAAGATGGTATTACGATTGTAGCAGATAATGAATCGTCGCTTTCAGCCTCATCTCTACAGGCGACGTTATCAGAACATAATGAATGGTATACTACTTTTATTACAAATTTCATGCGGGCGTCTTCAAAGCTATTTGCGAAACCATATACGGTAGATCAAGTTAATAAAATTACAAAACACATTTTTACTGGTATAAATGATACTTCATTTCCATCAACTGTTTCATTATTGCCAAAGACAATTAAAATTCGCAGTGGTATTTTTTGGATAAAATGGGATTATCTATGTAGCCCTCTCATTATTGATATTCCGGCTTTACCCGAAGAATCAAGTACAGAGATATCATCTATTCTTCCGGATCTCGCCAATGTGACAGATGATGTAGCTGAATTTAATCTGGATGAAGTTCCAATGGATAAGAATGCTACGGATGATCATTTTGAAATAGATAATTCACATCGGTTTTATGATAAACAGAAAGTAAAAGAGGCAAAACTCAAGGCGAAATTGGCATTATATAAGGCACAGAGCAAAATGAGAATGTATTATGATAAATACGGTAATGAAGTTTCAGACTCCGACTCCTCTTCTGATTCTGATTCCGATTCTGAAGAGGACGAGGAAGTCCAACTTTGAAAAGGAGGTGTTCGGCATACTTTCGCATAAAATAATGCCCTCATTCTTTTATAGAAAGTAATGGCAGGTATAGAAATGCAGAACGTCGTTTTAATCGCCCTCCTTGTTCTATTAGTTGCCTTTGCAATTCGTCAATATGACCCATCATTCTTTGGTCTTTTGCCACGATTTATGAGTTTAGAGCGTTTCGAAGATCTTAGCGAAGAAGAGAAAGAGGGATTTGCTGATGGTGCGGCACAGAAGAAACAACTTGAAAATGCTCATGGAAATCTAAAAGCGGGACAGATGTCAAGTGAGAAAGCAAGTGGTGCATTGGATAAAGGCGCAGCTTCAGTAACTTCTATGAATTCTGGAAACCCAATGAGCAATGGAGCAGCGGGTGCTGAGCTTAAGAAGCAGCCTACAGGTGGAGATGGTTTTGCCGATCTCGGCAGTTATGAAGGTCCGGCCAAGTTCGGCAGCGCTGAAGCCCCCGCTGGATGCTACCCACGCGATCAGCTTACACCAGCAGAACTTCTACCAAAGGACATGAACAGCATCTGGGCCGAGCAGAACCCCATGGGACCAGGCTCTCTTAAGGGCAAGAACTTCCTCAGCGCGGGTGCTCTCATTGGTGTAAATACAGTGGGACAGAGCTTACGTAATGCCAATCTTCAGGTTCGTTCTGAGCCACCCAATCCACAGGTTCCCGTCAGTATCTTTCTCCAGTCCACCATTGGACCAGATATCAGCCATCGCACTCTTGAAATCAACTAAATTAACTCATGATACTATCATATTAAGAATACTACTCTCATATTATTCTTAGTATGTAAAGGAAACCTCAATGCTATCTAGAAGACATGTCTATTCTTGATTCGGCAAACAACCTATTTCGTTCTATTATTGGCGGCGGAAATTTCCCCTCAACACATGTTACATCTACTGTGGATGGAAAACAATACAAAGTACGAGACATGCCCGACAAGCAAGAGGCTGCCAATTTAATGGCAACGGTTCGCATCCAGCTTATGAAATTATGTGATGCGTTGGAAAAGAAATATCCAGACAAGCCCCAAGTGAAACAAATGGTTCGTAATTTCCGAGCGGATCCTTCGCGATTTATGGAATCTACACCAGATGAAGAGCATACATCATCTACTATTAACAAGGGAGAATCGATTCATATGTGTCTGCGTCAACGAGATGGTGTAAATGAAAGTTTGGTAAATACCAATGTTATTTTATTTGTTGCCATTCATGAATTGGGGCATGTATGCACAGAGTCTGTTGGACATGGGCCCGATTTTTGGAACAATTTTGGTTGGCTTCTAAAGGAGGCAGAAGCATTGGGTATTTATCAGTATACAGATTTCGCGGCGCATCCTGTTAGTTATTGTGGAGTCCATATTACAGATTCGCCACGATACGACCCCTCAAAAGACGGAACGAATTTTCAAATTGGAACAATTTCTAATAAAAAATAAATTTCTAACATAAATTTCTACGATATGATTGTGCTACATATCTATCGCTTTTTTTTATGAAAAAGCGATAGGGATGCCATCTGACATCGAAGAAATACTTTATCCTACAATACTTTCCAGTTTACGTGAGAATGTTCCCCCGGTTCAATGTATCATATGGAAAGGTGGTAATGAGTATGAGTTAATTGAATTTGATGTCTATCCATTTGATACAATTGATGATATCAAGCGCATGATATGTGCGCATTATAAATCAGATGCTACATTTCTACCACGATTTACCTTTGTAGGTGTTCCAATGGGAGAAAGTGAATATTCTACAAAGTTGCCTCCACAAGATACAACGTATCTACCAATTGATTATTTATGGTATCCAAATGGAACAAATGACGCAACATTGACGTATTATTTAAAAAATCCAAAGAAGGCACTTTTGCAGCCAGATAATCGATTTGTTACATCAACTGGGCAGTATGCGAGTCCTAGTTATGAAGTTCGTAGTCGTAGTACAGTAGAGAAGGTATTTTTACAACAGCGTGATAATCTTTTTCCAGTATTTCATGTATTTACATTAGATGCACTCCTTAAAGAATATGAAGGCATGAAACCAATAGCAGAAATAGATTGGAACAATAGATTTGCACCTTATTTTCCAGAGGTTAAAATGGAAGGTCCATATGAGGCAAACAAAGAGGATGAAGAATTTTTAAAGAAAATTGTATATTTTGTGAAGAATCGTACCAAATCATTGGGTCTTATTAATCGTCTATTGGAAGAGGGTGCTGAATTACCTCGTCTTTCAGTTACAGGAATTCGACAAATGTGGCTGACGTGGAAGAAACCTGTGAGAGATTTTGAGGGAAGTGCCTCTATGTTTTATCAAATTCTTGCAACAAAACAGCGCCCTTATATCCGACTTCTTCCAACAGAAGGTTCAGGAATCACTAAACTTCATGTAAAAGGTGTCCTACCCATTCCATCTCTTGAAGATCCACGCATATTAGAAATATGGAACAAGGAAGTATCACCTACGCCAGATCTTGATTTCTGTTGTATTAAATATATCCATCGCGCAGCAATTGGAATTACACCACCTATTTATGGAACAATTCATGTATTGAATGATGGAACGATTAATTTATTATTACAACCACCTAAAAATATTCGAAAATTAGATCCTATCCTTGATTTTCGTAATTTTACAAGTATTTTAGGCGATGTATTTACAGGATTGCCACAAGAATATGATACATTTGAGCTTCGTGAATTAGCAATTATGTTTTCTATTAAAATAAATAGTACCTCTAAAAAATTTACAACAGCGCGTATCAAACAACGTTTACCCTGTTTTCAAACAGTATTGAAAGAGATTAAATCTCTTCCTGAAGACAGTCCTATGATTTCATTACGCTATAAAGCAGTGAATAACTATTCTACAGAGGATATGGTACTTACATTTATTACACAACTTTCCACACAGTTTTCATTACATGGAGAATCATCTCATGAAGAAATGATAGAGGCTCTTCAAAACGAATTTCAGTTTTCCAGAAAAGAAGCTCTTGATTCTATTGGAAAATGGCTTAAGAGAAATGAAGTTTTCACCTTACAATTGCCAGAAGAGGATGAATTTATTGGAAGTTTTAATCCAGGAATTGATATTCATATTTATGCACAACATCCTTATTATTTTGTTCATGCCAATCGTATTGATAATGATGAAACGTATAAACGTATTTGTACAATTATGTCATTGTTATTTATTGAAGAAGATGAGTATTTTCAAAATCATTCAGATGAGGCATTGTCAGTAGTAGAGGAGGAATTAGAACAACAGAGTATGAAACGAGAAATGCAAGAAAATAATGCGGGAACAGCTGCGAGTGCATCGATTCAGCACAGTATGGAACCTGAAGAGAATGCACAAGAGAATGCGCCAGAGTGGGCATTACATGATCCAATGGCGAATATGGCTGCCAATGCAAATGCAGAAGAACCAGTAGCAGCCGCAACAGTAGCAACAACAACAACCGCAGCAACAGCCGCAACAGCAACAGCCGCAACAGCAACAGCCGCAACAGCAACAGTAGCAACAGCCGCAACAGCATCAAAAAAGATAGAAGATGATACATCTCAGAGATTAATTGATCCTCAAAGTTGGTTTATTAAGAAATTACAAGAAGTAGATCCCCGTTTATTCCATTATAAGACAGATAGCAAACAAGATAATGGATATAGTCGCAAATGCGCAGGAAATGATGATCGTCAACCATCGGTGCTAACAAAAGAACAATATGATCGCATGAGAGAAATTTATGAAAAAGATGATGATTTATTTTGGATCATTTATCCATTAGAAGAGGGTGCTCCTGAACCGATTCCACCCAATGATGATGATGAAACAGTAACAATGATGCGGTATGGTTCAGGAGGGGATACCATTCATTATTATTTTTGCCCTGAATATTTTTGTTTGAATGATGAAATTATGATTCGTGCGGTTGATTTTGAGGCAATAACAGACAGAGATGAAAATCCAAAACCAGAAAATACATGCCCTTTTTGTTATGGTTCCTTAATTACAAATAGAAAGAAAGCAACAATAGGACATACTGTTATTAAGCGTAAAGTTAAGAAAGATACAGATACGCATCATGCTTATATGGAATTTATGTCAAAGACAACTCATCCAGAAAATTTTGCCCTTCCTTGTTGCTTTGTAAAACATAAAACATTACGTATTGATCAGCCGCAATTTTCACATCTTCGTGATTTTTTACAAGTGTCTGCGTTACAGAAAAATCAAAATTATAATGAGGACGATGAACAAAGTTATGACCAATTGGTTCTTCGTTCGGGTAATCCGATTGAATATGCTGTATTATTTGAAACAATGTATAAAAAATATATTTTAGAATATAATAAACAGCCAGTTCCAGGTCATTTTGCAATTGCACCGCCTGAATTTGATAAGTATTTTAGACAAAATTCAACTGAATCTATTATTACACGTGTAGCGATTCATTTACGATTACGTCCAAATGCGGTTGGTTTTCTACGTATTGGTACAGAACAATCTATTAATGAATCGCTTCTGAGTGTTATTGCACCGTTATTATCTAAAAATTATATCTATCAAGTACAAGAATTAATTGAAGAGAAAATGGTTCCACGAATATTTATCAATTCTCATTTTGGCAATTTGGTATTAGAATTTTACAATCCTGCAGACCCGCCGATTCGTAATGGCCGTGCACAGCCAGAAACAAAACAGCAACTAATGGAATGGTCTCACAAATATCTGGGTATTGCAGTCAATAGTACGAATATGTATCCGCTTTTACGAATATTTAATGCATATCATCGGTTTATTGATTTTATCTATGATCCAACAAAGCGCAAAGATTTGCGTCATATTCAACCGCTTCTTTCAGAACCAGGGCTATTTACTCCAAATGGTCTTCAACTAATTGTATTAGAAGAGAATGAGGAGGGCGTATCTGTGCGTTGTCCTACTTATGGTGTGTCGGCGGATCGTCATAAAAATAATGATTTTGCCTTTATTTCCAGAAGTCTTAAAAAATCTGCTCCTCCACATGCTTATTATGAATTATACATTCATACCAGTAATATGCCAGCAAAAGGAGGTACTTCTGAAATTCACGAAACCATTGTGCGATGGGAATATACCTCGCGTAAGATATGGCCTGAAATTGTGCATACCCGTATTGACGAGTATATGAATCAGTGTCAAAGTCGTTATCGTTCGTTATATACATTACAACAGGGTGTCCATTCTATGGCAATGATTCCATTGTCAAAAGCAGCTGTAGCATCTTCTAAGTTACCAGAAGGAATTGTAAAAGATAGTTATAATCATATTATTGGTATTACATTTCGTTCTAAACCTGGTTCTCCTTTTCTTGTAACATTGCCTGTAGTTGATGATGGAGTTGTCTCAATTTCTTCAGCATTTTCTATTAAAAATATCTATTTAGATTGGGATGATATCAAACCAGCACCAGCAGAGGATATCATACGATATTATCGACAGGAGCTTGAGACTTTATTTTCCCTGTATCCAGGCTATCGTGTTAAATATATTGTTCGCCGACCTTCAGAGAAGAAAATTGTAGCGATTCAATTAGAAAATGGAATTTATATTCCAGCAGGAGAACCTAAAAACGTATCTGCACTAGAAGCAACTGGTATTCCAATTGTAGAAATTGAGCAATTTGAATGGACGATTAACAAGCAATTGGCAGGAATTAAGACAAATACAAAGTATAATGACTGGAGTAAGATTGACCTTTCACAAATGATAGATAATACGATGATAGAAAAGAGTTGTGGTTCAGATGTTGAATTAGTGAGAACATCATCGTACAAGGAATTTGAAGAATTATATCAACAGTTTAGATTAATGGTATCAAATTGGCTAACGAGTCATATGGCAGGATCTGAAATAAGACAAGGAATAGAAGAAATCATCTTTAATAAAAATCTTCCAGAGTATGAAAGACGAAAACGTTTAGATATACTTCTTTCTACTGTATTACTCAAATGGTTTTATCCTGATAAGGATTGGGAATCTGCTGAAACATCTTTTTTGAGAAAGGATTGTCGAATGATGAAGAGTCCTGATTCGTGTACAGGTCATTGCCATTGGAGACAGGATGATGATTCGAAAGATGAATCAGAGGGTAAATGTTTATTACATGTAAAAGAAAAGATAGAATTGGGTGATAAAGAAACGGGACGAATTGTGAGTACTCCTGAATTATTTACAAAGCGTATCATTGATGAATTAGTACGTTTTCCAAATCGTAGAAAACAATTGATGAAAAAAGGAGAAGTTTCTACACTATCTACGATTATTAAACCCATTCATCAAGGTGACCAATATATTATTCCTGAATCATCTGGGACATGGACAAATCTATTACGTTTGGATTGGGCTACTCAAACATTAGAAGAACCTCAATACTATGAAGAAATGACACGAGAAGCAGATGAAGAGGATGCACAATCACAATATGATGAATTACCTGAGGAGTTAGTTGATATATTTGGAGAAAATAGTGCATTTCGTATTATGATTCCAAGAACAGAAAATTCAGCTAACCGATTTCTACCATTTACAGGGATATTGGGTGTAACAATGGAACAAATTGAAATGAACTCCACTAAGAGTATGGGAATAGATAATATGATACAATATGTTCGTGCAACATCAAAACCAATTGGTGTTATTACCATGGGAGAAGAACAGCCCATTCAATTTGCAAAGCCACGGACGGGTACATTTGACACAGTTGTCATTATTGTTTTTCTATCAAATGGTGATATTGGTATGCTATTTGAAGACGGTAATTCATCGGTACATATTTCAGGATTGCCACCGCTTGTACAAAAACGATGGAATGAAGCACATATGCCACCCATTGTAAAGAGAATAGAGACAGAAGATAATGTACTATTAGTACCTGGTATGAATCCAATTATGGCAAAGAAGCCACGTAAACCATTAATATCGAGAGCTGCACCCGTTCCATTGGTAGAAGCAGCGGTTGTTCCGCCTGAGAAAAAAGAGACACGAAAACCTCGTATTGTACGTACAGTACAACAAAATGCACAAGTAGCACAGGTAGCACAAGCATCATCTATCCCTGCCTCTATTGCATCATCTATCCCTGCATCTATTGCTGCATCTATCCCTGCATCTGTGATAAGTAGAAAACCGCGAATCATACGCAATCAAGAAAAGCGAAATAATCAATAATCGGAGAAATCTATAAAATTGATTATAGAACCTAAACAAATAATATCATTAAACATATAAAGATGGCAAAGCGACTCTCGATGTGGCCTGTATCCATGAAATAT